TGATGAAGTTGTCGGTCCCTTGCGTCAGGGCCGGCTGCAACTGCGTCAGGATGCGGCCGGCGAGCTCCTGCATCGCCTGGCCGGCAAGCCCGAACGAGTCTCCAATGGCGTCGATCTTGTCTGGGCTAATGCCGTTGACGCCGTCGCGGAACCCGCCCAGGAACGTCTGGGCCGTCTTCAGATTCTCTGGCAACTCGCGAAACGTCGGCAGCAGCAATGCGCCGCTCTTGCCAAAGATGGCGACGGCAGCCGCTGCACGCTGGGCAGGGTTCTCAATGCCGTTGATGGCCGTGGCAATCGCCTGGAACTGCTGCGTGCTCGTCTGCGTTGCCAAGTCGTCCACTGACAGCCCCAGGGCCGACAGGGCCTTCGTGGCTTCCTTGCCGCCACCAGCGGCCTTGCTGATCGTCACCTGTGCCCGCGTGAACGCCTTGGCCAGTTCTTCGCTGGATGCACCGGACAAGTCGGCCGCCACCTGCAGCGTGCGCAACTCTTGGTACGAAACGCCCAGACTAGCGGCCAGTTGCCGCGTGTTGTCGATGGCATTGAGCGCCCCGCTTGTGAACGCCTGGAATGTGTTGGCAATCGAAGAGATGCCGCTAATGAACGCCTTGGAAATCTCCAGCGTCTTCAGCGTCGAGACATCGCGGGCCGTCTGCTTGGCGGCGTAGCCAAGCTTCTGCAGCTCCACGACGCCGGCGTTGATGCCTTGGGCCATGCCCACGGCAGATGCCGACAGCTGAAATCCAATGCCAAGGGTTGCCATGTTTCACTTTTGGCCGAGGTCGGCCGCCATCTGCTTGAGCGTCTCAGCGATCTGCGTCGGGTGCTGCGGGGCGTGGCCTTCGATGGGAATGAAGTCTTGAGCGTCGGGGACTTTGTTTTTGCAGTAGGGAGCCAGGACTGAACTTGCCAGCATTCCCGTCTGTAGCCACGGGTTATCCAGCGGGCGAAACCATCGGCTGTAGGCGATCCAGTACGAGAACTCGCGGGAGTCCATCGCGTCGATTTCAGCTACCGTCTTCTTGAGGTGTGAGGCCAGGTCGAACTTGAATCGCAAGCTCGGCCTGGCGTTCATTCCCCCGCCAGTTTCTCAATCTCCTCCTCGGTCAATGCGTTGTGTTTCAATGCCGCCTTCCACAATCCGTGAATCTGATCGACGCTCTTGCGACGCAGGGCCGCCACGCCTTCGTCACCGGGAAACAGCAGAACGCCCTTGTCATCACACAGGCAGCGGGCGAGCAGCTCGGAGCGGAAGTCGGGGATCACTGGCACGGCCTTGGACTGTGCCTCGAGCAACTTCACTTCGTAGCTGTCCCGGTCGCCAACGGTCATCAACCGCACGCACACCTCGCCGCCCCACGCCGGCACCTTGATGATCTTGGCGTCGCTCGCCTGCTCGATCTGATCTCGCGTCAATACTGCCATGGTTCACCCGTCGAGTAGTCGGAACGTCACGGTGTAACGGGTCACGCCGTTCAACTCGGGCGCGACGTTCACGCCTTCATAGACTGCGGTACACGTCAAGTTTGCGCCGCCGCCCGTGATCGTGAGCGTGCCACGCGTTCCGTAACTGGCAGTCGCCACGCCGGTGGAACTGAGGCACGTGAGAGACACCGTGCCAACGTCATCGGTCCACGTGGACGAACGGCCTTTCGGAAGACTGCCGCCATAAGACCACGACAGATCCGAGATTTCGGCGAACGTGGTCGCGCCGAAACTGGCGACTATCCCAGTGCTGTACGTGGCCACGGAACCCTCCGTGGCTCAAGCCAACTGGAACTCGGCCGAACCACGGATGGCGTCGTTCACCGTCAGCGTGACAGAAGACGAGTTGCAGGTCGCAGTCGCCGAGACGCTGATGCCGCCGGTGATCGCCAGCGTGCCCGTCGTGTTCTGAGCGATGACGCTGGTGCCGATGTACTCGATACTGACGCTCTTGCCCGTGTCGCCACCCTGCGTTCCAATCAGCGGGCGAGCAATCGAGAGAACGCTGGCCCCGGTGGTCTGGCCGAGGTGCGAAATATCGATGTTGTCGGCCCCGCCGCCGGTGGCACCGATCGTGTAGGTGATGCTCGTGACGGTGTAGTTCACGCCAGCGAAAGAAAACGTCGTGCCGGAACCGGAATGCGGGGTCGTGGCCATTCGTCAGCTCTCCTGCCAGCGGATGTCGTAGGTCTGCGTGATCTGATACGCCGGTGGCATCTCGGCACCACCGAGTGAAACGAAGTCGTCGGATTCGTTCTCCAACGACACCTGATCCACAACCGTATTTTCCGACTGCCCACCGTATCCATCCAGAACCACACGCATGGCGTCTGCCACCTCGCGGGTCTGGTCGTACGTGACGCCGTAGACCTGATACTCCAGGGTGACACGGGGCATGCCCATAGGGTTTCGCAGCGTCTGCTCTCGCTGGATGCCGGTACGCCGCCAGGTGACAAACGGCAGTGACGCCGACGCCGGGGCGAGCACCGGGTAGATGCGTGAACTCACGAGCGACGTGACGGCCGTGCTGCTGACCAGGGCGGTACGCAGGACGGCTTCTGGCGATTTCATAGGCCGAAGTCTCCGTATTTCTTCTGGGTTGCACGGATCGCTGCCGTCAGTGCCTTCCGCATCTCCACGTCCAAGATGCTCTGCATCTGGCTCTGCGTGGACTGAAAGGCCCGCGTCAGCGGCCTACGGGCCGGGCTTCCACGAACAGTGCCGGTGGCGATGAAGTCCACGGGGTAGCGACGTTGCCCAGGCCGGAAGAACGGGCCTCGCGTCTTGAACGACGACAGCACGCCGCTACGGTTGTCGGAAACCTTCTGCCGGGATTCCAGCCTTGTGCGAATTCGGCCGCCCAAAATGACGCGACCGCGCCGAATAGTTTTAGTTTTAAAGCCCGGCGTCCTGGCCTTCGTGCCGTACTCAACAAGGTGCGAGTGGTACGCCCGATTCGGCCCCTTGAGCACTGTGCCGCCGATGAAGGCTGGTGTGGCACCCTTCTGACTCTTGCTGTTCACCGGGCGACGAAAGCCGACCACCACCACACCCACTGGCAGCTTCGCCTTGTTGTTCGTGTACTTCCGCGACACCTGGCTGACGCTCGCCAGCAGGTTGCCAGTGACTTCGCCAAGGGCGGCGACGTTCTTACGCAACGCTTCCTGGCCTGGTTTCGCCGCTTTCTTTAGGGCACGCAGCTGGTACTTCGTGCTGATGTCTCGCGGCAGCTTCTTGAGCTCGGCCGCCACGTCTTCGAGCGGCTCCAGTGCAAACAGGGCTTTCGCCTTCTTGCCTTTGCCCAGTGCCAACTTGATCAGCGGCCTATCGCTGCCGCCGCCGAAGACGTTCGCCATTAGGGAATCGTCTCCTGGCAGATGATCTCGTGCTCGCTGCGGTTGCCACGCTCGAGCAGGCTGACAATCTCCAGCGTCCGGGTCCGCCAGGCGAAACGCATGTTCTGCGTCAGCCCCGGCAGGTAACGCATCCGCACGCGATGCGTTACGCCGATCTCCTGCTGGCCCAGCCCCAGCGACTCACGGGCACTCACACCTTCCACGCTCGCCCACACTGCAGACGAATTGCTCCACGAAAGCACCTGCTCGCCGAGGGCGTTCGTCGTGCCGCTGGCAATCTGAACCGTGACACGCTCGCGGAGCCGGCCGGCGTCGATCATCGGTAAGAGCCCCAGCGTTGCGAGTCGAGCAGGGACTTCACGCCGAACTCGACTTCCTTGGAAATGCTGCCCATCACAACGCCGCTACGGGCACCGTCGTACCAGTGGCCCACCAGCATCAGGATCGCGTGCCGGATCGCCGCCGGCACACTCGTGCCGCTCGCCCCGTACCCGCCCCACCACGTCACGCTGATGGCGTTGTCATCCCGCAGATGCGGCGGCCACGTCTGGCCGTAGAGCGTCTTCACGGTGCCAGGCGTGCCGGCCCGGTCCACGCGGTAGCTCGCCGTCGAGTAGGTGGACGTGGTGCCGTTCTCAAACGTGAACGTCAGAGCCACCGCCGTGGCCGTGCCAGCGGCAGCCATTGGCGGGCGTGGCAGTTCGATGTCGTGCGTCCCGTCCGGCGGGAACGTGTCAAACCGCACCACCCACTGCGTATGCACTAGCGTGCGGTCAAGATACTCTTCGCACCACTCACGGGCCGCAGCGATCAGCGTGCCGATGTAGGTGTCATCGTCGCTGGTATCGACCCGCAGGTGGGCCTTGGCCTCGGCGAGCGTGACGGGCTCAACCGCTGGCGGCGTCGCTCTGGTCAGACTTCGGTACTGCACGGCGTCCTCGTCTCCTGGGCGTGGCGTCTGCCGTCTCGGCGTCGTGCTCGATGGCGGCCGTCTCGATCAGATCCTGCTGCCGGTCTTCGATGGCCACGCCCTGGGCCACCAGCTGCGTCGCCAGCCCGCCCGTCATCTCTACCGACTGCCCCTTGCGGTAGGCACGCCACGCGCGGGTAAATGTGATTTTCTTCACTGGGGGACACTCCATGCAGACTCGGGACGCTTCAGCGTGTTCGTGAACTCTGTGGCCCACTGGAAAACAGGGCTGCTGAGATTCTTACCGGGCCACGTCACCACGTACTCGCCGTGCCCAAGCACGACGCGGGGCGAGACGAAAACGCGATTGCCGCTGGCACGCCACGTCTTCCAGAATGCAATGTCCGAATCCAATCTGCCTTCGCCCCAGCCTCCATTCGGATCGGGATGCTCCCAGAACCACGGCTTCTTGCACCGCTTGAGTGCGGCCGTGCTGATGACAGTCAGCCCGAAGTGGGCCGAGTCCACTTCCTGCACCGGCTCGGCAAACCACGCCTTATCCACCTTGGTGCTGCCGTCTGGCGGCGGGTTGTCCAGCATGCCTTTCAGCGTGAGCATCGGGCGGCCGTCTTCCCGTTTCGTCTGCAGGCCCGTGATGGCGTCGCACTGGAAGGTCATCGCCAGGGCGAAAAGGTGCTCTACGTCTTCCTTGCGAAAAAAACTGTCGTAATCGACAAGCAGCAAATATTCCGCCGAGTCGAGAAACTGCTCCATCAGGCGGGTATTCACCTGGCTCCAGAACGCACCAGTACCCATCGTGGGGCGAATGCCGAGCGGCATCAGTGCTTGAGCCCAGGCGAAATGGTTGGCCGTAAAACTCAACCTGGGCATCGACAGGATGGCTTCCACACGGATGTCAACTTCCGTGCCGCCGACCTTGACCAGCATTGTCAACCTCGCAAACGAGAGCGGGCCGCCCCGGTTTGGAGCGGCCCGCCCAGTTTGCACTTCACGTCAAGCCGTCAGGCTCACGCACCCACCAGGCCGATGATCGGGCCGGCGACGGTGTCGGTGCCCAGGTTGGCGTGCGTAATGGCCACGCGGGCCACCGCACGGATCACGGTCTGATCCGACAGGAAGTTCACCTGATCGCTGGACGCGATCTCGATGGCCTGGCGGATGCCGTAGTAGGAGCTGTTGGCCATGTTGCCGTACAGCGCCATGATGGCACCCGTCGAGTCCGCACCGGCCGGCAGGCGGTCGGTGAGGACCACTTCCGAGCCGAGGAACGTCGGACCCATGCCCTGCGACAGACCCACCGACCCGCCCTGGGCGAGGTCGAGGTTCTGCATGCACGTCGCAAAGAAGAACGGCGAGCAGAACCACTTGGCGCCCTGACGCGAGTGCTGCGGAACCGCAGCCATCATCGCCAGAAGGTTGGCCTTCGTGACCTCGTCGGGCGTGTCACCGGCAGCCGTCACAAGCGACGCCGCGTAGGTGGCAGCCGAAGACGCCAGCAGGCCACCCGTGTGGCTGGTCACAAGGCCAGCCACGGCAGGGGCGTTGCTCGGGTTGCCGCTCCACGCAGCCGCTTCCACGGCGTTGCTGAGCGTCAGCGACAGTTCCGCAGCGATCCAGTCGGCGATCGACACGATGGAGTCCAGCAGGAGCTCGCTCGCAATCGTCACCGCGCCCGTGACCTTCTTCGCAGTCAGAGTCACCTGATTGGAAGTGGGGTCGCTGGCAGTGATGGCAGCGTTCTCGTTGATCCAGTACGCCGTGGCACCAGCCGTGCGGCGCGGGAACAGGAGAACGTCGCTCGGCATCACCACGTTGGTGGCGTTCTGAGCGAAGGCCGAATACTGGTCCACCAGCCGGATGACGGTCGAGGAGAGAACGTCGGGCACGAAGGCCGCACCCGTGGTGCTGCCGGTCGAACCCTGGGCGCGAGACTCGATGCCGTGGTCCTGGCACCACCGCTTGGCCTCGGCGTCGCCGCTCTTGGCCTTGAACCACATGCCCACCGAGTACGCGTCCTTGGCGTTCTCGAACGCACGGAGCCGACCCGAGAACGGAACCGCTTCGATGCGGACCTTCTCGCTCCGCTCCTCGGTGGCCTCGGGGGCCGGCGAGCAGCGATCAACCACGCTGCGGAGATTCTTCGCCGACTCGGCGACCGACTTCTCGAAGTCGATCTTCTTGGCGAGCTTGCCGGCGTCGGCCGTCAGCGTCTCAAGTTCGAGGTCACGCTCGGCGATCTTGTCCGCGTCGCCTTCGATGGCCCGCACGGCGTCGATCCGGTTGGCGAGGGCAACGGCCTCGTCCTGCAGCTTCTTGAGGTTGTCCACTGTGTGATGTCTCCGCCGGCGGTATTGCCGATGAAGTCCACAGTCGCACTAGCGGGTATCCCTCTTGCAGAACCGCACTTCAGAAAGTGTTGTTTTCACAAACACCACGCCACGAGCACCGCATCGCGGGCAGCGTAGATACCGCTGCCGCTCGTCACCGCATGGGCGGCTGGAACGGCACCGGAGTTTTTCGCCGCAGATGCAGCGGGCGTCAGCCATTTCTCAACCTCAGAGAAGCAGCCCAGGCGGCGGCGACGCCCCGCAGGGCCGAACGCGAACGATCCGCCTGGGCCGCAGGCTCGGGCGTGGGCTCGGTCTGCGATGCCAGCCACGCTTCATAGGAACGCATGGCGACGCCGGCCGACGTTGACGGGTACGCGGGCACCAGAACCGGGCCAACGTCGTACAGCCCGCTCACCTCGCGGATCTGCCGCACTGCCTTGCCGTCTTCACCGGTGCGGAACGATTCGTTCTTCGGGTCCACCGTGAAGGCGAACGACGAGCCACGCACGTCTCGCCGCTGGATGAGCTCGAGCACGTCGGCCCGGCTCACGGGCGGCGTCACCACGTACCGCAGCCCCTTCTCGTCAGACGAGAGTTCCAGCGTGCCGGAAGATGTGCGACCGAGGACGATGTTGCTGTCGTGGTTGAACAGGGCCACCACGTCGCCCTTGCCTCGCTGGCGGCTCAGGATCTTGTCGAACGCGCCCGGCAGGATCTCCTCTTTGAACCCGCCAAGGTCAAGCGAAAGACGGTTGTAGACGGCGGCGTAGCCGATGATCGCGGCCCGGCCATCGGCACGGCTTTCCACGATCAGTTCGTGCTCGTCCTCAAACGCAAAGTCGCGGCGTTCAATTTCCATCTGTCGTGTCCTCCTCTTCGGCCTGGTCCTCGGCGTCATCGGCCGGCGTGTCTTCATCCTCGGCGGGCGGCTCTGGCATCGGCTCCGGGGCCGGCGGCTCCTGGCCCACCTTGTCCAGCGTGGTCATGTTCAGCTGCACGAAGTGCTTGTCGCCTTCCGGCCCGATTGGGTTGAGGTTCTCAAGCTCGCGGATCTCGTTGATCGTCATCCACCCGTTCTGCAGGGCCGAGACGTAGTAGGCAGACCGGCTCGCGTGGTCGCCACGGAGCAGGCCCGAGACGCTGTGCTCGGCGAAATACCGCTCGTCATCCACGATGAGGTCACGGCTGATCGCGGCTTCCCACCGCTTGAGATGCGGCAGCAGGCAGTGCTGCACAAACTCGGTGCCTTGCACCTCTATGTTGCTGTATGTACTGCGTTCCAGGCTCTGGATCATGTGTGGAGGAACGCGAAACGCACGGCAAATCTCGATCACCTGATACTGCCGCGTCTCAAGGAACTGGGCCGCCTCGTTGCTGCCGCTGAGTTCGTGAGCCTTCACGCCATTCGGCAAGACCGCCGTGCGGTGTGCACGATCCGGCCCCCTGTGCATCCGCTCCCACTGCTCACGCAGACGCTCGGCTGCCTCGGCCGGTATGGGGTTGTCACTCTCCAGCACGATGCCGGGCCGGGCACCGTTGCCGAAGTACGTGCTGCCGTGGGCCTCCAACGCCTGAGCCAGCCCGATGGCGTTCTGGAAAATCTTGTACGTGGGGATCGCCTTGATGCCGTCCTCGGTCGTGAATCGCAGGGCGAAGATCTGCTCTTGACTGTAGACCGTCTGCCGGCCGCTCGGCTCGCGGTAGCGATACCGCAGCGTTCCGTCTTCCAACCGCTCGGCTTCCATCCGAGACGAGTGCAGCGGCCACAGTTCCGACACGGCACCGCGAGCACCTGGGCGGATCTCGGCGTAGCTCGCACCGTAGTGGAGGTACATGCCCGTCATCCAATCCCGAAACTCTTGGGCCGTCTGCCACGGGTTGGGCTGCATGTGCAGCAGGCGGTAGACCGGATGGCTCGTGGCCTTCTGCTTGCCACCGTTGGCGAGCCGCTCGAAGACGTGGAGCGGAAGAGCCGAGACGGCGTCAGAGATCACCCGAATGCAGGCCGTGTAGGCCGAGCACGCCATCGAGTTGTCGGCGTTGACGCGAACGCCAGACGGCGTACGGCTGGAAGAAACCTCGGGCCAGTCGATGCCACGCAGGTCGAACATCTTGAAGTCAGCGACGGCGTTTCCGTTCATAAGGTGATGATGTCCCAGTTCTGGTTGGGCGTTGTCGAAGTGGCATGCACGCCGGCAGCCATCACCAGGCTCACGATGCCGTCAATTCGCTCGTGGCTTCTCTGCTTGCTCGGCTTGATGTTTTGCCCGTCTGTCTGAATGGCCACATTTCCGGCCTGCCAGGTAAGCACTTCGTGACCACCGTGAAGCAGTTTGCCGCCGACAATCCACGCCTCGACCTGGAGCGATGGGGCCGACATGGCTCCATATCCCTGCCCAAAACCTACGACCGGGAGCCCGTCCTCTTGCAGAAGTTGCTGCGTCAAGTGCGTTGAGTTCCAGCGGTCAACCGCGATCTGTCGAATCGTGTACCGCTTGGCGAGCTCTACGATGTCACGCCGGACTGCCGAATAGTCCGTGACGTTCCCTTGCGTGACGTGCAGCAAGCCCTTCCGTTGCCACACGTCATACGGCACCTTGTCACGTTTCACGCGTTGCCGCAGGTTCTCTTCCGGCACCCAGAAGTGCGGCTGCGCCCAGAAGGTTCCATCGTCTAGCGGAAAGAGAAGCACGAAGGCCGTGGTGTCGAATGTCGTGGCCAGGTCGAGCCCGGCGAAGCACGCGCGGCCAGTGAGATCAACCGGGCAGGGCTGGTTGCCCTTGGCCCAGTTGTGCATGCCGATCCAGCGCGTGTCCTGCTCTGTCCAGCAATTCAAGTACAGCTGCTTGAAAGTGTTTTCGTATGCGGGCATCTCAATTGCCCGCTGGCACTCGCTACGCAAGAAGTCACGCTTTACCGAGACGCCGAGATTGGGATTGGCAATCGCCCAGGTGCTTTCTTCACGCCAGTCTGAGTCTGGCGGCGAACAGTAGATCGCCGGCAGAAACGTCTCGTCTTTGATTGCACCGGTCCTGACTGCCTCGGCGTATTTCCAAACCTCCCAGCACACCGACTTCTTGTCGTGCCCGGCTGTCGTGAGTGCGACCGTGAGCGGGTTGCGTCGCGCCCCTTGGCTCGACAGCATCACCTCCCACATCTCCCGGTTGCTTACGTGGAGCTCGTCAAAGATCACGGCGTGAGCGGACAGGCCGTGCTGAATCCCAGCCTCGGCGGAAAGTGCCTTGTACGTGGCATGAGTTGACTCACGCACGATGGCGTTGCGGTAGACCTTCAGGTGCTGCCGCAGCACTGGCGACTGCTCGACAGCAATGCGTGCGGTGTCGAACACCAGCCTGGCCTGGTCCCTTGAGGCGGCACACGAGTAGACTTCCGCCCCAGGCTCGTCCTCAAGCATGCAACGCAAAGCGATTCCGGCCGCCAGCGTGCTCTTTCCATTTTTGCGAGGAATGGCCAGCAGCGACGTGCGAACCTTTCGCCGGCCGTTCTCTTCTGCGAACAATGCCCGCAGGTAGTCACGCTGCCACGGCTGCAGCAGGAACGGCTTACCACCGAGCTCGCCCTTGGCGTGCGTCAGGTGCTTCTCAAAGAACCGTACCGCGAGGCAAGACGAGCACGCATTGCACGGCTTTTCAGCCGAACATGAGGCGGTCTTCGTCGTCGCTCGACGCTGCTTGCTCAACGGCTGAGACTCTCGCCAGGGCCGACGCCGTCAAACCGAACTGCTCTGCAAAACGCAGCATGTGCAGGCGGGCGTCCTTCTTGCGATACCAGGCCGGGTGATTCATCACCCTACCCTTATCGTCCATGAACGTGGCCCCGTGCTGCTTCAGTTCCGCCTCGGCCTTCACCATGTCCGCCAGGGCGTCGCAGTACGCGGCCAGCGTGTGCTGGTGCCGCATGCTCATTACCTTCGACGCCTCAAGCATTGGCACGATCCGCTGCCACTCAGCACGGCCGATCTCGCACAGGTACGAAGGCGGCTCGGGAATGCCAGCAGGGGCTTCAATTCCGCTCTTATGCGGTCCCCTAACGCGAGCCCCTCGGAGCTTAAGAATCGGTTTAGGCGTAGGCTTCCGGCCCTTACCCATTACGCCACGCGATAGAACGACGGGAACCGTGGCACGCCGGCGTCCGTCAGTTGCTGGTACTTGAACGTGAACACGGTGCCAACCGCTGGCGGATCACGACGCAGCGCGTCCGTCAGCCCTGACGATACGCGGAACTCCGTGCCGTCTTGCAGTTGGGCAACCAAGGCACCAACGCAAGACGCATTGCGGCCGGTGCCGGATTCGTAGCCGACCACCGTCGCCTCGGCGTCGTGGAACGTCTTGACCTTGAGCAACGTGCCGCTTCGCTTCCGCTCATAGCGGCTGGCCGGCTGGCGAAGCATCAGCCCCTCGCCGCCTACTGCCTCAACGCGGGCGAGCTCCTCGAGCATGTGGGCCTGGCTCTCGCACCGCATCTGCGGCAGCACAAACGCTAGACCGCGATTGCCGATCGCGTCACGCAACGCAGCCTGCCGATCCTCGAACCCGCCCAGCGACATCGGGGCATCAAACGCCGCGAACCGGATGGACCGCCATTCGTCGCCTCCGCCATGCGACCGCACGACGCCGACTGTCTGCTGGAACTTGCCTCGGCCGATCCAGAGCTCGCCATCCAACGGCTCGCCAGCCGGCAAGCCGTCGAGGAACCACTGCGGGGCGTGGATCTCCTGGCCAGAACGCGTGGCGAGCGTGCGGCAATCCCACACGGCCCGCACGCCGTCGAGCTTCTCACTCATCCACCATCCAGCCGGATCGGAACCGGCCCACGTCTTCGCAAGTAGCACGGGCATCACGCATCCTCCAGGCCAAGTTGGGCCAGCGTCACAACGGCCGGTGCGTAGTCGCACGGCGACTTCGTCCACGAGTACCACATGCCGTCAGGATGCCGCGAAGGCGGCAACACCGACTGGGTCGGAAGCCCGCCGAAACGCACCTCATAGCCGCCGATCTTTCGCCACCCGCACTCAGGAATCGGATCAGCCAGGCGGAAAATGCGGTGCTCGCCACGGCCGCTTGTATACGTCGGCGTGTCGGCGTTCAGCAGTCCGAGTTGCTTCACGATCCTGAGGCCAGCAGCGTCATCAAACTCGACATCGACCAGGCCGCCATGCCCGCAGAGCAGGCCAACGTTATAGCCGGATGACAGCCACTCGGCGACCACATCGGGCGACGTTGTCGCGGACTCATGCCACGCAATGCCGAGCGGCCTTTTGCTGCGGCGGCCAACTTTCACGCACGCCGCACCGTGCTCGAACAGGCCAACAAGATCAGCATCACAAGCGACAGACAGCGACATGCGGGAACTCCTTGAGGATGCCCAATCGTAGGCATCTACTCATCGGTTTTGCAATGCCGCCGGCATGCGTTTCGTGCCTGAAAATATAGTGCAAAACGCACTTTTTGGAGGCGAGCAAATAGGGCCGCGAACGCACAGAATCACGCAGGACGCCAGCCGTTTCGAGGTGGCTTGTACACCCGATGACGCTGGCGGCTCGCCAGAGGCTAAACGCCAGGCCCACCAGGGGCCGTTTATTTCGGCCACGCGTGCGTGGGGCAACCGTGGGGTTTGTATCCGCGCAGGCCCCTATGATGCCGACCGCCCCCGGTTTGTTGCATTTTGCAACACTTCGCCACGCTCACGCATCGTCTTGCGTGCGTGGCACGCCGAGCAGCGGCACGCACCGTTGCTCATGTCATACCGCTCGCCGCCTTGAGCAATCGGCACGACGTGGTCGGCATGGTTCGCCTGGTCGATGCGTCCGCAATCCACGCACGCGAACCCATCCCGCGTCAGGACTGCCTGACGCCACCGGCGGTGCGCCTTGTCGCAATATCCACGCTGTGCCGCATTGGGCCGTCCGCTCTCGTCACGCCTTGCGGCGGTACGCAGACGCAGCGGCCTGTGGGTTGGGATCCGCTGCGGCATCAGCTCTTGAACATCACCACACCCGTGGTGCCAGTGCTGTTCGTCGTGGCACTCACGATCTTCAGGAACTCGGTGCCGAACACTTCATCCGGCAGGGAGTAGGCCCGGCCATCCGTGCTCGAGGCCGACAGGGTCAGGTCACAGACGCTGCCGTCCGTCTTGAATAGTCGGCGGAAGGTGCCGGTGCTCGAGTGGCTCACCCACATCTGGAGCGTGCTGGCGTTTGTGCCCATCGTGCCAAACGACACGACAGCCCCGGCTACGTCACGCATGTCGAGCGTGGTGGCCAAGCTCGTGGCGGTGTGCAGGGTGATGTCGAGGTCGCGGCACTTACGCGTGATGATCGAGTCGCTCATCGTCATCTCCTGGTATGGCTCGGGTGGTGCCCGAATCGTGGCCTACGTCCAGCGTACGCTGCGGCGGGGCGTATCGTGCAGTTTGCGGTCAGTCGCCTGGCGGCAGCATCGCCGCGTACTGCTCGGCGGTGATCTCCTCAACGGCACCGCTGGCAATGAGTTGCGGGAGCATTTCGCTTGGCAGGTTGTAGGCGCAATACTCTGCCGAAATGCATAGGTACACGCGCCCCTGATCGTCGCTCGGCAGGTCCGCCACCAGCGGCAGCGTCCGCGCGGTCTTCGTCGCCGCATTCGGATAGCCGTATGCGGCGTCCAACTGGGCGCAGATGCTTGCGTACACTGCGGACGTGGAGCGGAATGATCTCATCATGCAACGGTGATGCCCCACTTGCGCCCGAGGTATCGCTCAACCTGCAACCGCTGGGCGTTGGTGAGCACGCGGGGCCACACCAGTACCTCGCCGATCCAGCCGTCCATGAGGCTCGTGCCGTTGCCGCCGCCGACAGAGACGGCCAGGCTATCGGTGTCGGAGGTGTTACCGGCGGTCTGGAACGACGTGTTGCTGCCGACGAGCGAACCCTCGGCGTAGACGAATGCGTCCGAGTTGGCGTAGTCGAGTACGGCCGACGCGATCCTCGGATTGGTCGTCCCTGTGCCGTTTGCCCGGGCAAATGAATCGGCGTCCAGCCTGCGACCGCCAACCGACAAACTGTTTACTACCGGAGCAACAGAGGCAAGAAAGGCGCGGGCCTGCGTGGAATTGGCTCCAGTCGAAAAGATTACGGCCGTATAGCCCAGTGAAGCCGTGGACAGCGAGTCCCATTTGACGGCCGCGATGATCGTCGCCCCGCTCACGTTTCGCAGAAACCCCAGCGTCGCGGCGTTGCCGAGCATCTCTTGGCCGCCCGTGTAGTCCAAGACGCGACGGCCGTTCTGCGTGCGGTTCACCGCATTCGGCTGCGACGCGGCGGTGTCCTGCGCGACATGCCGCCCGTTGCCCGACAGGTCGCGCCACTCGCTGACGGTGTTCCCGTTGAGTGTCAGGCTGCCGTCGCTGCTCGCGTCCAGCCACATGCCCAGATTCGGGATCGTCCGCGGGTCGAATCCGCTGGCTCTGGGCCGCAGTAGCCGGTTGTTCATTGACATTTCATCTGGCCCGGAGTGCGAGGAAGAATACTGCGATCATGAGTAGCGTGAGAATGATGTGCTCGATCATGGCACTACTCCTGTGGCGAAACCTTTCGGCTCGGCTGCAAGGCGTACAGCAGCCGAGTTTGCTCGGCCACGGCTTGGCTGATGTCGCGCTGCGTCTCGCTCAATTGCTTCACGAACGACCTGTGCTC